AGCTGCTGCTGATGGTGGCAGGCTCGCGCTCAGAGGATTGCGGCAGGACGTTTGAACCCTACACGGTGGTGATGACGGCCTACGTTCAGCAACAAGGTCCGGGCGACGAGTACGACGAAGAGCCGGCTTTTGATGAATACATGTCTGGCGACCAAACCGATTTTCTCGACTTCCAGTTCGACCTGAAAGACGAGGATGGGGAAGTGCTTGACTGGTACAGCGACAGCATTGTGGCGTGGGCCTACTACCCGCTCGGAATCGCGCAGACCGCCGTGAATGTAGAGCGCGAGAGGCAGGCGGCATTGGTGCCTAACGCCTGAATTAAGCCGCGCCGCGATGCGGCGTCGGATTGAATGAATTGTTGGGTGGGAAGCCACCCGGAGAGAAAGACATGAAACACGACAAGTACAACGGGATGAAGCATGCGAGGGACTGGATCGGGCAACGGGTTGAGCTTGTGCGCCCTGTCGGCAACGGATATTGCGAACTGCCTGCTGGATACGTTGGAATGATCACAAACCAAGCCCCCGGCGGCTTGAACTTTGAAGGTGAACAATGCGGTTGCTGCAAAGTGAAGCCGCGCGTTACTCGCCTTGGATACCACAGCGTGCGACTTGCCACCTAACGCACCGCCTGTCGGTCCAACCGCAGTTGGTCCTGCAGCCTAATCACCTCGGCTTCTCGTTGATCGAGAAGGCTTCGAGCTTCAACAAGTAGTTCCTGACCTTCTCCCGCCAGCCGTCCGAGGGCTTCAAGTCGATCTCGGTCACGCTGGCAGGCAGAGGTGTCAACTTCACGCCGGGCCCCACCACTGGCGGCAGCGGTTGCGACGGCGAGCCGGTCGCGCAAGCTACGAGCAGCAGCGGCATCACGAGCGGCATCACGAGCGATAGCAGCCTTTTGACGGTAGAACGCATCTTCCTTCTCCTGCTGGGCAGCCGCATGCTCCGACTGCAGTTTGGCCACGGCGGTGGTGTGCTCGCGCAGTGACTTCTCCAGCGCAGCCGTGGCCTTGTCGCGCTCACCCTTCATGGTCTCGATGGTCTTCTCGACCTTGGCAACCTGTAAGTGAGCGGCTGACACGCGAGCCACGTGCCACAAGTTGCTGCCGATCAAAGCGACAGCAAGCGCGCCGATGACGTAGAAGGTCGGCGGCACCATCTCTCATTCCTCCACGATCTCGATGGACAGCGACGGCGCCAGCCCCTCGATGACGCCATCGCGGAAGTAGACCCGTTGGCCAACGGTGGCGGCGCCTCGCACGACGACGACACCGCCTCCAGGTTCTTCGACCGTCACTGCGGTGCCGCTGACTGCCGTGACGTTGCCAACCTGCAGCGGCGCGGCGGCCAGCAGCCTCTTGAGGCGGACGAACGAGTTAGACATGGGTCTCGACCTCCAAGGTCTGATAGATCGTCGGCATGCTCACGTTGACAGACACTGCGCGCGTCAAGCCGATACGGACCGTGCCCCCGTCGTCATACTCGACGAACTTGCCGGGCTTGATGATCCCGGTGCTACTGAGCACAGGCATGCGAAGGCTGACCATTGCCACCCGCCCGGTGTCAGACAAGATGGCACGACCGCGTTGCCTCACCGGAACGGCTGCGGTGATCAGTGAGTCGACCACGCTCGGGGCCACCAGATCCCCGGCAGTACCCATGCGCGTGTAGCGGCCCAGCACGCCGTCTTTCTGCCCCGAGACATAGACTCGGTTGTACTCGGGCTTGTTGGTCCAGGCGATGCCTTCCCGGCTGACGACATCGGCGGGCAGCACGTAGTCTGCCGTCACCCCGTCCCATTCCCATGCCGGCACGGGATAGCGCAACAGTAGGCTCAACGCTTGATCCGTGTTGTGCGGCTGCACATAGGCGCCCGTTGCGGCGGCCACCGCGTTGAGCGCAGAGATGTAGGTGCCTTGGTGCGACCACACCCCGCCCGGCACCGTCCAGTCATCGAGATCGAAGTCGACAGTCCACCCGAGCGGCACGCCGTTGAATGTCAGGATGTCGTTGACCAACTGCTCTGCGGTTCGAGCCGTTGAGTTGCCGAAGGTGAGCACCGGTGCGTAGGGTGCGTCGAGCGAGGCTGCCTTGCCGCGACCCCCGAGCCGGATGCTGGTGCGGCCGAACACGCGCTCCCACGCCAGGCTCTCGGCATAGAAGCGATAGGACACCCCGTTGATCACGGCTTCGAGTTCCACCGGATCGCCGCCGACAGGCTGTAGATTCGGCAACGCACGGCCCGGAACGGATGCACTGAAACTCCACGTCCACGAGTCCACGTCGAGGCTCATGTCCATACCGAGTACCGGGATCTCGATGCCCCCCACTACCCGGGTCAAGGTTGCGCTGTTGACGGTCATGTAGACCCTCCTGATAGGCACGACGATCTGCCCCGGGGGCGTCGGCCCGCCAGGCTGGCAGATGAAAAGCAGAGACCCGGTGCTGACTGCAAGTTCTGAGAACACCAGATCGGGGTCTGGCAGGTAGCACGGGTTGAACGGTGGGGGCACGACGATCGGCGGCACGCTGGTGCCGGCCGGTGGCCGCATGGCGTCTTGGTGCCGCGCCAACCACGCCCCGTCGAGAGCCGCAGCTTGCCCGTAGGTGTCACTGCATCGGATCAGCAGTCGCAGTGCAGCACCCCACGGCACGACCATGGTCGGGCGACGATCTCGATACCGGTCCTGCCAGTCGGTGCTGCGGATAGCCCCTGCACCGACGGCCTCCTGATACCGGCCCGTGCGCTGCAGGCGACGATCCCGCAGCGCATCCTGGTGGCGCGCGAGGGCGCCTGTCGGCGGCACGCGGCCGGCATCCTGGTGGCGCGCGTGCAGGCTCGCTCGGCTCGTGCGCACCGCATCCTGGTGCCGAGCCATCAGATCGGCCCGCAACCCCCCTGCAGCGCCCCACCCAGTCTGCTGACCAACTTCCGTGGCCTCGGCGCGCTCGTAGAGGCTCTGTGCGCCTGCCTGCAGAGCCGCCGCATCCTGGTGCGGTGCTCCAACCTTCGAGACCACCGGACGGTCGGTGTCAGACACATAGCGGGCCTGAACTGCCCCGGTGAACCCGGGCAGCACCCCTGCCAGGGTGACCGGGAATCGATATCCGACCTCGACCGCCCCCCGAAACCCGGGTAGCACGCCCGCAGCGTAGGCGGTCGCATCTGGTAGGTCCTCGACCTCCCCAAACAGCAGGTCCGGCGTGCTCGCAGGGGGCAGCCGGAAGAGCAGATCAAACGACAATGGTGCCGCCGATCACCTGGGCCTTACCGCCGAGGAACAACGTCGTCTCGGCCAGCCGCACGAACCCGTCCCCGGCGTCGTTGCTCACGTCGCTGTCCCCGGCCCACACACCGGCTGCGGTGTACCAGCGTGCCCAGTCTGCCCCGCCGCTGGCCACGTTGAGCGAGAGAGCCGACACGGCCAGCGTGAGCACGCCGTCGAGCACAGTACCTACCGGCTTCGGCAACGTGATCGAAACCAACAGCACGGATCCTATCGGCGCCGCACCGGGCACCGGTGCCGTACCGCTGTAGATTTCGAGAACGGCTCCCGCTCCCGCTCCGGTGTCGAGGTGCGCGACCCAGGCGGAAAGCTGGGAGGACTTCAGTGAGGTCGAGGCGTCGAAGCGCATGTCAGGCCGCCTCCGGCGTGAGGTTGTCGGCCGGCACGGCCCGGAAGTTGTTGGTGTGGTCGAGGGCCAACGAGGTGTACCGTTGCGTGGGGTCGAGACCCGTGAACGCGTAGGCCCCGGTGACGGGGTCGCTCCACTGCTCGCCTACAAGGGCGCCGTCGCGGTCTCGATACAGCCGCACGCGCCGGCTCACGGGATAGTCGGGCGTGCCCTTGACCTTCACCGTCCCGGCAATGGTGCCGTTGCCGCCGCGCCCGCCTCTCAGGCGCACTTCAAGACGCCAGTCGGCTTTGACCTGCACAGGCCAACCGGGAGCCTGCGTGTCCTTGACGAGCGGCGTGCCGATCAGGCTCGCTGAAGTGTGGCTTCCAGGCATGGGCTCACCAGGGGCCGGTCACGTCGAAGAAATAGACCCCGATGTCCGACGGGAAGGCGCGCAGCGTGCGGCCCGTCAGACCGGAGACGCCGGTGACTTCCTCGGCAGGAGCGAAGACGTTGGACCCCACCGCTTGCGGCGTGATGTAGAAGCCCCGCGGGTAGCCCCGGATGTGCCGGGTCGTGAGTTCGCAGAAGGGCATCCGGGTCACGAACAGCGACCCGTCCGCGCTGTTGGGGTAAGCCATCGTGGCCCCAGTCGACTGGCCCGATTTCGAGTCGGCGGCGGCCGTAAAGATCGGGAACAGACCGCGCCGCGTGGCTTTGGTCGAGACGCCCAGGCCGGTGTAGGACCGCGCCATGAATGTGCCGAAGTCTTGCGTCACATTAAACGCCTGATAGCGATCCAGATCTTCTCCGGCCGAATTCGGGTTCCAGGTACTGCGGTCCCCTTCGCCGCACTGCAGGAAGCTCCCGAACGCATCGCCCGGCACCAGCGAGTCGAAGTCGCCGAAAGCCATGTAGTTCGCGTACTGCCCGCTGCTGTAGCTAGCGAACCCGATTCGAGCGACAAGGTAGAACGTGCGGTCGTCGCCGATAAGCGCCCAGTGGATCGCCGTCGAGTTGGCCTGCCCCGACTTCGTCCACCAGCCGCCCCCGCTAACCTGAGTGTCAGTCGGATACGGGTCGACGCCTGTGTTCACATCGGTCATCGAGTGAAACGCGCGCACGCGTGCTGAGGTGGTGCCGCTGTCAGCGACGCGCAGATAGTGCCGCGCACTCGCAGGGTTAGGCGACCGGAAGACCTCGATGTTTGTCGAGTTGAACTCGCGCGTCCAGCCGAGCGGCGAAACTTTGGTCGTGATCGTCCCAGTCGCCGTCTGGTCCGCGATGCCGGGAGCCGCGAACGTGAACGACGTGGTCGTAGCCGAGATGATCCGCTTGTTGCCGTTGAGCCCGCCTGGCGTGGCCCCATCAATGGTCTGCATGCTGCCAGCCACTGCAGAATGCCCGGCCGCCCTGGTGGCCGTGGCGATGCCGCCGTCGACCACGAGCGAATCCAGGGTGCCCAGGCCGAAGCCGTCGACCAGGCAGGTCTTGAGCAGCCCGGTCAAGCTGCCGGCCTGACCGTCGAGGGTCGGCGCCCCCGACATCGTGTGGTTTACGAACTGAATCGTCATGGGGTGTCCTCGTCAGGGGGCGTCCACATCGCCGCGAATGAGCAGCGTGAACGAGTCGTCGGGCACGGTCTCCGGCCCTTGTTGAATGGTGCGGACGACCCACACCGGGAAGTACGCGCCCACGGTGTTGAACCGGAGCACGTTGCCGGTAGCCCAGCCCGTGCCCCAGCCCAGCGCCGGGATCGTGAAGTACGGGGTGCTGCTGGCGGGGTTGAGCGGGCTGCAATCGGAAGACGTGTCGCCGATTGCGATCACGCCAACGTGCTCGCCGATCACGCGGAACTGAGTGGTGTTGGTGAACTGGATCGCCCAGCGTTCAGTCAACGCGCCGCTGTTCGAGACGACGATCGGGTTAGAGATGTCGTTGAACGTGCCGGTGGCCGGGTCGCCGATCACCGAGTCCGACCACGTGCTGGTCAGCGTCACCTGGTCGAACAGCACCGACACCCGGGCCCGCAAATCGCCGGCCACCAGGGCGCTTGACACATAGGACCCGGAGACCGGGTACGCATGGGTAACCTGCCTGGTCAGGCGCAGCCGGCCGTCGATCTGCACCTCGGCGACCATGGCCATGTCTTCGACCCGGTGCTCGATCGTCACCGGTTGAGTCCATCCGGTGATGTTGTTGATCGTCACCGTTCCAGCATCGAGGTTGGCCGTGTACCCGGTGTTGATCACCTCGCCGTTGTCATCGATCAGCCGTACCCGCGAGAGCCGCACGCGACCGCAGTTCACCGAGTTCCCGTTGGCGTAGGTCGCCGGTGCAATTGATTGCGTGTTGCCCAGGACGATGAAGCCGCCAGGCCTGAAGATCGGCACTCGGCCGTCCTGCGGCAGACGCACCGGGTCGAGGCCGAGAATGGCGGCGTCGAGAGGCAGGTAGAAGTACGAGACGAAGTTGTAGCGCAGAGTCTGCGGGTCGACCGGCCACGGACGCCATATCTTGCCCGTCTGCGGGCCACTGGTCTGCACGTCGCCTGCGGAGTACCACCACTCGGCCTTTTGCTCGGCAGTGAGCCCCGAGTCAAGCACGTAGTCACCGAACTGCACCTCGACCAGGCCCGTTTCGTAGTCGATCTTTCCTCGCGTGTGGGGTCCAGTGAGATTGCCACTCAGATCGGACGTTGCAATCAATTGCACGCCGGTCGCATCGGTCACGGACAGCGTGAGCGCGCTCGGCTTGATTGGCGCGAGACTCGTCGAGAACACCACATTTGCGAGCAGCGGGTCGCCCTTGCTCGTGAACATCGACGTGAGCGTGAACGCGCTCGGGCTACCGCTAACCACATAGTCGAACATCGTGGCCACCCCAGCGGCGTAGTCGATGTCGCCGCTGTAGGTGCCGGGGTTCACGTTAGTCCGCCCGCGGTATATCTTGCCCTCGAAGTCGTCGTACTGCTGGCCCATCCATGCGAACCGCAACGACCCGGGGACGATGCGGTCTTTGGTGTACGGGCACAGATCGATCGACACGTCCGCGGGCGTGTAGGTCTCGGTCGCTGCGATCGGTGTCGGCGAGCCGGTCTTGTAGCGCACCACCAAAGAGTTGCTGCCAAAGACTTCGGTCTGAGAGGCCGTGTTGTAGCTGCCACCTTTGGCCGTACTGCTGCCGCCTCCCCCCGTCGTACTGTTCGGCACCCCCACGCCGGGGTTCGAGTCGGCCGTCTCGTTGAGCGTATCCCACGCCCTGCCGTCCTCGTAATTGGCGTTGTACGAGTTTTCGGAAAAATCGGCCCTGACCTTCAAGGACACGGCCTTGCCAACGTAAGACACCGTGCCCATCGAGTCAACAAACCCGCCGGCCCCGTCGTCCGTGACCGAGTGGTAGACCGTGACTGCGTTGCGCGCCGTCTGGTTCGTGATGCGACTGTAGGTGCTGCTTGACGAGTTGGATGAGTTTTTGGTTTGAGTTTTCGTGTCGATGACCCAAAGCACAGATCCGCTCGGCGAGCTCATGTAGTACGGCGTGCGGTATTCAACCTTCGTCGACTGACTGCTCGCTTGCTTGGCCGTACTCGCGCCGCTGATATTTGCGCCGGAGGTCGCAACCGTTTCCCGCGTGGTCGCCCACACCACCTGGATCGTGCCGGCGATCGGTGTGTCGGCCAACGTGAAGTTCACGATGCCCGAACCGTCCGGCGTGAGCCCGGGTTTGGCCTCTTCGATCAACGACGACCACTCGTAGTCGATCTCGATCTCGCCGCCCGGGTCGAGCATGTGCGACGGCCGGAAGAAGATTTCCCCGGTCACGTAGTTGATGTCGCCAACGCCGTCGCCGGTGAACTTGCCCGAGCCGTTGTCGGTGGCCGTGCGCACGACCGAAGCCGATGTCCAGGTGAGCGTCACGCTCGAAGGCTCGATCCCCCCGTGCTCGACGTTGAACGCATACTCGGGCGGCCGGAACCCGGCCTGGCCGCTACGGTTCGTGTACGAGGTGTTCTGACCCCAGTAGAAAACCACGGCACTGCGGTCGTCGGGCAAGGCATCCAGCGTGACGTTGATGCTGCCGGTCAGGTAGTTGATCGTGCCGGTGCCCGAACTGCCCGCCCCACCCATGGTGCCGTCGCCATTGTCCCGAATCTCGTAGTTGTTGCCGAGCGCGCGAAAGGTAACGCGCACCGAGCCCGGGGCCGGCAACGGGGTCAAGATCGTCACGTAGTTGAACGACCTGTTCTCCTGGCCGATACGAATACGCTGGGCCAACGGAGCGCCGCCGACGAACACCTCTTTCGGGGTCGTTGCCAGCGCAACCAGGTAGTCCGCGCTCGCTCGTTGATCGAGCACCGCGGTCTCGGTGCGCGCGTTGGGTACGAGTTGCACGTAGGCCGAGGCAGCTTGCACTTCGACATCGCCGATCTCGACCTCTTCGGTGATCGGTTGCGCGCCATGGTAGTTGCCGGCGTCGGCCACCACGGTGTCGCGCACGAGCGCCTTGCCCGTCGCCCGCGTGAAGGTCTTCGAGGCCGGCGAGCCCAGGTAGTCCTCGCGCAGCGCATCGCTGATGTCCAGCGTGATGACCATCGCCTGGTAGTCCTGGCTCGTCCCCGGGTCGGTGAAAGTCCGCTCTTCGGCAACGACACGGGTGATGCGAACGTACTGCTCGTACTCCGTCGACAAGCCCTCGTTCATGCGCAGCACGAGCGTGCGGCCGATCGGCGGCACAGTCGCGTTCAGGCGCTGGAACAACTGGATCGCACGCTGGCCGGCGATGTGGTTCTCGTACAGGTAGCCCGACCACTCCGGCCCGGCGTTCAGGTAGCTTTCGACGCGGGCGCTGGCCACGGAACGACGATCGAACACGTCTCGCGTGGTGAACATCGACACGGATACCAGGGGGTCGTCCGGCGGATCGGCCACGATCACGTTCGCGCCGAAATACCCGTCGCGGTTGTCGGTATCCACTCCGACGAACACCTTGCGCATCGACACACGGCCGCCGGCACGATCCAGTTCACTGATGTCGTTGAAAATCGCGTTGCTGACCGCATCGGCGATGACGGTCGGAGTCGGGGCGCCGCCGCCCTCCGGCACGTCGTCCATCACCTGAGACGCGATCAGCTTGATGTCGCCTGCGAGGATTGTCATGATGCTCAAACTTCCATGAAGCGAAGAGTGCAGAGATACCAGTCGCTCGAAACGACATCGCGCCAGTGCACAACCGGTTGTGCTTCGAGGCCGGTATCCTGGTGCCGGAAGATCACCGTCCGCGCCGAGCCGCGGAGTGTAAGCGTCATCTCTTTAGCGGGTTGTGCGGCCCAATTTCGCAAGGTGTCGACTGTCGAGCGAGGCATCCATGCGCTGCTCTCGTTCTCGGGCTGCAGCGTGATTGGGCGCCCTGCAAGACGGACACCGACCTGCACATCCAAAGCACCGGTGATCGTGGTCTCAACGGATTGTTGAACCGGACTCCAGTCGTTCTCGTCGGCCCAGTAGAGATCGGGGTTCAACGTCAGTGTCGTCGTGCCGTCGTTCAAGGTGATGCTCATGCTCCGTTACCCTTTGCGTTTTCAAGACCAGCGAGAATCGACGCCAGGTTGTCGGCGTCGGCTCGGCTTGCCACGTTGACCGTGCCCAACTTTCGCCCGGCAATGTTGATCGTCACCGGCGTGCCCGATGCCGGCGCTGCACTCGTGCTGTTCGACGAACCTACGCCCGGTGCGCGAGATGGGCCTACCGTCGTCAGCCCAGCAGCGTTGTATTCCTCGTATGCCTTTGGTGGCGGCCCCAGCGTGTTGCCGAGGTTGCTCATCGGCGCCCCGAGATAGTTGAAGAACTGCGAGCCGAATGGCTTGTCGCTGCCGCGCATGCCGGTATAGATGGTGCCCTCGTCGTTGCGCCAGTACCCGCCGAACTTGTAGCCCTGGTTGAGCGCCGGCACCCAAGTCCACGGGCCGTCTCGCGTCGGCGGCGGCAGGTAGGTGCCGTAGGTGACGGTGTTGCCGCTGCCATCCTTGACAAACCCACCACCGCCGGACCCCCCGCTTCCACCACCCCCGCCCGAACCGCCGGACTTCGATGCGTCCTTTGCGCTGCGCAGTTCCTTGAGTTTTTTAATCTCGGCCTCCAGGCCCTCGATCACGATGCCCGAGGCTCGTGCTTCTTCGAGCTTCGCCTTGGCGTTCAAGATGCGCGCTTCGATCTCGGCCTTCTTCTCTTCTGTCAACTTGCCAGACACCGACAACTGCTGCAGTTCAGCCTCGGACGCTGCGATGGTGGCTTCGGCTTCCTTGCGTTTGGCCTCGGCGGTGAGTGCGGTGATGCGGATCTGCACTTCCTTGGCGGCAATCTCCAGTCGCGTTGCCTTCTCGACATCGCCGGCCGCCCGAGCTAGGGCAGCCTGCGAATCGAGATACTGCTTCTCGACACCGAGAGCCGAGAGCCGCAGGTTGTAGCGCGCCTGCTCCACGGTATTGGCCGCCTTGATCGAGTCGACCTGGACGCGCAGTGCCGCCTGCTCACGTTGCAGGGCATCCACCTGTGCGGCACTGGCGTCGGCTTCCTTGATCTTGGTCTGCGCGTTGCTCTCGCGGGCGGCCAGTTCCGCCTGCTTTGCCGCAGTGAGTTGACCCGCTGCTTCGAGTTCTTCCCGTTCGAGCGCGAGAGCTTGCAGTTGCACCTCGGCCTCTTCCCGCTTTGCCGCCGCGACGTTCTGGATCTGCTCAATCTGGCGGCCCTTGGCTTCGATCTCCAGATTGACGGCCCCCACGAAGTCACCAGCAGCCCGAGCACTCGCAATCTGAATGTCCAGCGAACGCTGCTCCACTTCGAGGCTCGCGTTCATCAGTTGGTATCGCGCCTGCTGCGCGGAGCCCTCCGACTTCGTGAGTTCGATCTTGTCCTTCAAGGCGTCGTTGTAGAGCCCGATCGCCATGGCCGCGTCACGCTGCGCTTCCACGAGGCGCTTCTGACCTTCAACGCTCTCGTCTCCCGTCTTCGTCAAGGCATCGACGTTGGCCCGCGCGGCGGCGGCGGCTTCCCTGAAGTTGTCCAGCGCCGCGCTGTTGTCTTCATACGCCTTGGTGGTCAGTTCTCGTGCAACAGCCTCGTTCTTGGCGGCTTCAACCGCAGCCTTGCTCTGCTCGGCGGCAGCGGCCGACTTGACAATCTCCGCGTCCAGATCGGCAAGCCGCTTGCGACGGCTCTCGTCGCGGTCGCCTTCCTTCTGAATCAGCAACTGCAGTTCGGCCCGCTGATTGACCACCAACGCAACTTCGCGGTTGCGTTGCTCAAGCACGCGCTCTTGAGCGGCGATGTTGGCCGCCGCAGCTTCAGCCGCCGCCCGCGACGACTCGATCTCGTTGCCGCGCAGCCGGGTCAGCGACACGATGGCGTTGCCCATCACCTCGGTTGCCTTGGCCTCCTTCTCGGCAGCCTCGATCCGCTTCTCCGTGACCTTCAGTTGATCCGCAGTGGCGATGCTCAACTGGATGTAGCGCGAGGCCAGTTGCTCGGCCGACAAGCCTGCCGTTTCATTGGCCCGAGCTTGATCTGCCGCAGCCTTGCCGGCGCCTTGCAGGCTCTCGACGACTGCATCCGCCTGCGCCGCGGTCTTGGCCATGGCGCTGGCCTGCAACTGCTGCGCGGCAGCATTGGCCTGCGATGCCTCGCTGTTTTCACGGATGCCGAGTGTGGCGTTGACGAACAACTTCGTCGTGGTGGCCAGCCGATCTCGCGTCTTACCGAGTTCTTCCCCCAGGAAACGGAAACCGTCAAGGTTGCCTTTCAGGGCTTCGTTGACGGCAATGGCCGCCTTGCCGACCAGGAACAGACCCTCGGTGAAGCCCTGCAGCGTCAGCACCACCGCGCCCAGCACACCGGTGAGCGCACGAAGTGCACCGGTGAGCAGCACCGTCCATCCGGCATCTCCGGCTGCCTGCGCAGCCGACACCAGCGTGGTCTTCAAATCCTCGAAGGCCGGCGTTAGACCGGTCACTTCGCCCTGCATGGTCTTCAGGGCATTGGTGAACGGCACGATGAAGTCGCGCGTGGCCAGCCCCCCGCTGCTAACCAAGGAGATCAACTGCTCTTGCGTGATGCCGAGACCATTGGCCGCCAGACCGAGCGCACCAGGCAGTCGGTCGCCGAGTTGCTGCCGCAACTCTTCGAGCGAAACCGTGCCCTTGCTGGCCATCTGACCGAGAGCTTCCAGCATGCCCGTGACTTGATCGCCACTGAGGCCGAGAGTGCCGGCTGCCCGCGCAACCGCACTGAAGAGTGCATTGCTCTGTTCCAACGGGATGTTGGAACTCTGCATGGCTGCCGAGAACTTGACGAAGTTCTGCTGAAGACTGCCAACCGACACACCGGCGCCAATCGCCGTGTCGCGCAAGAACACCAATTGCGACGCCACGGTGCCCGTGTCTTTGTAGATGGCCATGAGGCCACGTCGCAGTTGCTCGGTTTGCGCAATCGTCGTAATGAACGCGACACCGAGTTCTTTGACCTTGTTGACCAGATAACCAACAGCATCGGCAATGATGTTGCCGGCCGCGATCTGGCCCAATGAGTTCTTGAACAGCGACGCAGCGCGGTCCGCCACCGTCAGCGTGCCGCTCAGTTGCCGGATCTCGCGTTCGAGCTCCTTGATCCGGGCGTTGCCTGCCGCAAACGCACCGGCCATGCTGTCGCCGGTGGATCGAGCAGCGGCTGCGGCCGTTGCCATGGCCGCTCGAACCTGCTCGATCTCCTGCCGGACCGCTGCCACCGAGCGCGTGCCGAGGGTGCGGAACGCTGCATCGATCTGTTCGGCCGCCTGGCGCGCGGCGGCAGCGGCTTCCTTCTGCGCCTGCTCTTCGCGGCGCTTTGCAGCAACGTAGAGGTTCGACGCCTGTTCGGCTTCCCTGATTGCCGCACGCTCGGCGTCGAGGGCATCGGCCCCCTGCCGGCGCAGATCATTCAGCGCACGCTCCTGGATTGCCAGCAAGCGATCCGCTTCTGCCATCTCGGCAGCACTGGCGGCCAGTTGCTCCTGCTCGCGTGCGAGTTTGGCTGCCTGATTGGCACTCTCGATGAGAGAAGCGTTGAGCGCCTGCACCTCGGGGTCGAGAGCCAGCAGTTGCTTAAACTGCTCCTTCAACGATTGTTCAAGTTGCGCAGCAGCCTTTGCGGCTTCGGCCTCCGCATCGGCCAGCCGCGCCATCTCACTGACGATGCCGCCGGCTGCGCTACCTACCTGGTTGAAGGAGGCCAGCAACTGCGCCTCGGCCTGCGCGACGTTCTCCGTGGAGAGACCGAGTTTCTGCGCGGCTTCGCTGGCCTGCAGCATGACCGCACTATGCTTCTCGACGGCAGCAGTTGCTGCCTTCTCAGCCGCGGTGCGCTTGACGATCTGCCCTTCAAGACGAGACTGCGATGTCTCGGCTTCGCGCAGTGCCGCGTTCTGCTGCTTGAGCGCATCCTTGGCCGCGTCGTATTCAATCTTGGCCTTGGACTGCGCATTCAGCAGTTCAGTGAACTTGTTTTTGTACTCTTCGGTGTTCTTCGCGGCACCCTGGAACTGCGCCCTCAGATTGGTGAGCGCGGCCGTCGCTTCCGTGAGCGCGGTGCGTGTGCGCACCACCGTCGCCTGTGCTTCGTTCTGCTCGGTGCTCGCACGCTGCGTGGCTTCTGCCAGTGCGAGCAGGCGCTGCTGCATCTCGGCAACGGCGGCCGACGCAGCTTGCTGCCGGGCCTCCAGTTGCGCAGTCTGGTCCGTGAGTTCCTTGAAGCCCTGAAGGGCTGCGTTCTGCGCGCCGAGGCGCTGCAGTTCATCAGCCAACACCTGAAACTGCGGTGCGGCATCCCCGCCTTGCTCTGCGAGTTGCCTCACCGAGCCTTCGAGGGCCTGGATCCCTTCTTGACCCAGCGTCTCGATACTGAGGGTCAGGGTGACATCACGGTTGCCAGATCCTCGGGCCATGCTCGGTGCCTATCTCGGAAATGAAAAAACCCGCCAGTGCATTCACACGTGGCGGGTTCGGGTGCGGGGCATCCCCGCCTCGCCGGGTCGACCCGTGCTCAGGTCGGCAGGGCCTTCAGGTCGACGATGTAGGGCGCGTCCTTGCCGACCGGCGTCTTGCAGTTGCCGCTCAGGGTCACGACACCGAAGTCGTCGGGCAGGAAATCGAACTCCGACTCGGTGGCCAGAACAGCCTCGAACACCTCGGCCGTGCACTCGGTGCCGTCGGCCATGTTGATGCCGTCGAA